TTTCGCAGTCAATTAGCCTTACTCATACACCAGGTTGGCTACCCGTTTCGGATGTGGGAATGCTACTATCCGGCAGACGAGGAGGAAAAAGGCCGGGCGATAGATATACTGCTGGACTCGCATTTTTGGGTCCGGTTCGCCGAGGGGGCAATCCCGGCCCTTGAAGCGCAAATCGCAGCCTATGACGCCGATCCGTCTCGACAGCCTCCGGACGCAATTGACTATGAGGCGGCAAAACATAAAGAGAGACCCGGTCATGACAAACAGCCCCTTGGACCCGCGCAGGCCGCTGTCCGCCAATACCAAACCAGGTATCACGCTGAGAGACTTTCGGTGGAACAATTTTGCGATGCGCAATTAAAGAAAAAACCAAAACCTTCACCGGCCGCGACGCTGCGGGGCGCAAAGAAAAAGCTCTCAGATAAATGGGAGCATTCCGTTCCAGATTCTACCATTCGCAAATGGATTGCGCGAAAGTACCAAGCCGCCGAGAAAAAAATTAACCTGCACTGAATTTTTCTGCCCGATTTCCGCCGAAACCCAGCCGGCGAATTTGGACAAGACGCCCAGCTTATCTGCCCGTATTTTATTTCGCTGGAGCGACTCGCCGCATTTTCGCGCAATACAGTCCTGTCCAGCGATCTGGGCCTATTCCGTTATGCCCCTGGCTCGTAAATACGGATGGGGCACTGATCTACCACACCCCCAGTATCCAAATCCCGCCCGCGACACTTACGGGGGAGACGAAGGCAGGGCAAAATGTTGCCACGACAAGTAATACCAAATCAAGTCGTGAATGAAGGGCCACATAAGGGTTCACCGCAGAGTCGCAGAGGACGCGGAGAAAACCGGGATTAAACAAGATCGACTGGGGTCTCAAGAGCTGAAAATAGCGATTTTTGCCGATCCTGTTAATCCTGTAAATCCTGAGCCTCTTGCAGAACTCAACAAAACCGTCACTCCGGTGACATCCGCGGTCCAGTGGACCTTGAAAAACCTGGATTCCGGCTCCCGAACTGGACACTTCCGGGACAGGCCCCGCCGGAATGACGTTGAAGGACTTTTGCAAGAGGCTCTCCTGTCTAAAAAGTTTTTCTCTGTGTTCTCTGCGGCTCTGCGGTGAATTTTTGCAACAAAGGAAAGCTCGCTACATGAGAAACCGAATCGATGATAAGCAACTGGTTCAATTAATCAGGAACGGCGACACCGCTACAGAGGCCGCCCGCAAGATGGGAGTCAGCCAACAGGCCGTATCTCAACGGTTGAAAGCGTTGGATATCGCCATAAACCGCAATGTAGCCATCCGGTCAGCCCAGAAGATCGTTGACCGCGAGATCAATGCCCTGGACCAATTGCAGAAGATCAACCGGGACGCAAACGAGCTGCTCGACCTGCTCATGCGCTGGAACCGGGGAGAAGACGAGGCCCTGCGGATACTCGAGTCCCCGGTCCGAAAAATCAAGGTCCGGGGACAGGAAGAGGAAATTTCCGAATACAAATTCAAGGACCCGCGCGAACTCGCTCTAAAGGCCATGCAGGAGATCCGGGGACAACTGAAGCTGCAGCTCGAAATCTTCCAGGCGCTTTTCGATATGAAGGCGGTCGAGCAATTTCAGGCGGAAGTATTGGAGGTAATCGGGAGTGTTTCAACGGAAGCAAGAGATGAGATCATTCGCCGGCTCACGGAAAGAAATGCTCTACGATCGACTCTTGACCTCAATGGAGCAGAAGTTCTGCCGGGATGACGGAAAGGCTTACGGCTCACTTGGGGCCTGGGCCGAGAAGACGCCTGTCATCCTCGATGACCGGCCGTTCAGCTTTCATAAGCACGAATACCTTATGACCCCCTATGCCGACAATCACCCTCACGTGGTTGAGATCAAAGCGGCGCAGATGGGGCTTACCACTAAGGCTATGCTAAGAGCGATGCACTCGGCCAGATACCGCAATTTCCGGGGCATTCTCTATCTTTTCCCAAGCAGGACCGATGTCACCGAATTCGCCAAGGGCCGGATCGACCCCCTGATCGAGGATAACCCGGATAGCTTGGGCCAATGGCTGCGGGAAACAGATTCGGCCAACATCAAACAGATTTGGAACTGCTTCCTGTACCTCCGGGGCATGAAGTCGCGCGTGGGCTTAAAAAGCATTCCCGTAGATTTTCTCGTCTTCGACGAAATGGACGAAGCGAGCCCGGCAGCCGTCGATATGGCAATGGAGCGCATGAGTCACAGCGAATTTCGGGAAGTACTCAAGCTCAGTAATCCCACCTTGCCCGACTACGGGATTGATAAAGCTTTCCAGGAAACCGACCAACGTTTCTGGCATGTGAAGTGCGGGAAATGCGGCGGATACACCTGCCTTGAGGAAACCTTTCCCGACTGCCTTCTTGAAATCGGCGGCAGAGCCATCCGGGTCTGCCGGAAGTGCCAAGCCGAGCTTAACCCATCGATCGGCGAATGGGTTGCAAAGCGTCCGGGCGTGACCGACAAGCGCGGCTACCATTATTCTCAGCTTTTCAGCCATTATGTTGACCCCGCCGAAATCCTCGACCAGTTCAGGAGCACTAACAACCTGACCGAGTTTTACAACCTGAAGCTAGGCATGGCCTATGTGGAAGCCACAAACCGGCTGACCGTGCAAGAGGTCCTGGCGCTGTGTGGAGACGAAAGGATAGCCTCCTGCGATCCCGGGCCGTGCAGCATGGGAGTCGACCAGGGGAAACTTTTGCACGTAGTGATCGGCCGGCGCGAATGGCGGAGGGCCGGGAAGATCGTCCATGTGGGCGAATATCGGGCATGGGAAGAACTCGACCGGCTCATGAAGGTTTTCAACGTGAGCCGTTGCGTGGTGGATGCGCTTCCTGAGACCCGCAACGCCAGGGCCTTTGCAGAGAAGCACAAGGGGAAGGTTTTTCTCTCGTATTACAGCGAGCATCAAAAATCAGGCTACAAATGGAACGATGGCGACCTGACCGTTCACAGCAACCGGACAGAGTCGCTGGATGGTTCACACGTGGAAATTCAGTTCGCAAGGATATCGCTGCCCCGAGAGTCCGATATGCTCCGGGAATTCGCGGAACATTGCGCCAACACAGCCAAGAAATTGGAAGAAGACGAACAGACCGGCTCGAAGCGTTATGTTTATGTGCGATTGGGGCCGGATCACTTCCGCCATGCTTTCAACTATGAGGCTATGGCCAGGCAGCATGGGGCTGCGGGGAGGTTTGCCAATAACGATTTAAGTTAAATGATGAATGATGAGTGATGAATGATGAATGATGAGTGATGAATGATGAATGATGAGTGATGAGTCCGGGGAATGTGTATTTATTCATCATTCCGCATTCTGCATTCATCATTTAAAGGAGCGTAGCGACAAGTGAACATTACGAAAATCACACGCCGGAACAATGATGCAGGCGCCCCTTCGGGTTATTCGGATTCAGAGAATCACCGCGATTACTTTCGCATTTGCGGGGGTGTTGAATGGCCTTACATGGGAAGGCCCGGATTTTTGGTCCTTGTCGGAGAGCAGGTTCGCAATCTGAAATCCGGTGCTCCCGCTAAGTTTTACGGCCTGACGGAATCGCAGCACAGGCAAAACGACGATATGCTTTTAAAATGCGTGGAACTGAGCACTATCGTCGATACCTGGTATTCAAACATAATTCCGGAAGCACACCGCGTTGCACTGCACCAATTCAACCTGGGGCAGGAACAAAAACACCTCACGTCGATACAACTCACCAACGTCCCGATGTTATCGGAAGCCGGTGATGGAGCACAGCTTTTTCGTTGTACCGAGGCTGAGTTAGATCAAAGGACGTCTGAGGGCCGTAAGACGGTATTTTTGGGAGAGTGCTCAAGAGTACAGGCTGCATTGCAAAGGGTCCCTGAAGAATGGGATAGCGCGAAAGAGATCCTCGAGCTGCCCGAAGTAACCGCGCTCTACTATGTGCTGGGAGCAATGTTTCGTTTGCCCTATAGAGTTCCTTCACGAGAGCCGAGCGAACCCAAAATCGACTATGATATATTCAATCCGCCGTGGGAAAAGAATGGGGATGATTGAGCACGATCCATTCTAGTAAAGACGAATTGTATCCACCACAATGACCCAATATTCTCCGCGTTCAATACCGGACCGTTTTTCCAAGATTCCAGAGACTTCAACCGTTCTGTTTTCAAAATCATCCACTTTGTTTCCCGCCGGATCGATCTCGATACGGGTTAATGTCTTGCCTCCAATTTCCCGTGGTCCATCCAGGTAAACGGCCCATCCCGTCGTCTCACCGCCGATGGCCATTTGTCTTGCCAGTTTTCCGGTAACCGTATAACGAACTTCGGGAGCTTTAGGGGGCGTCGGGGCCGTTAATATCGGCACCTGGAGATCGAGCTGCAGGGCTCCGGACAAAGTTTGCGCCATGACATCGGTGGACAGGACCATCAGGAAAAGCGGAAACATCAAAGAGATTATTGCTCTGTGAAGCATAACAAGTTCCTCTTAGAGGGATAAGACCTGCTGAAGCGCTTTGCCGACGGCATCCAAAGATTCCTCATCCATCATTTCAATCCAG